CACCCGTCGCCTGAGCAGCGACCGGCAGACGGTTCAGCCCGATCTGGAGCATCTGCACCGGGACCCCGCTGAACGGGATACCGAAGTCCATCAGCGCGCCCCCGGCCTGGTCGCGGAGCCGCGGACTTGCGAGCAACTTTTCTTTTTCGTTGGAATACGCTCGGAAGACGTTGTCGAGCACGCCGGTCCCCTGCTCGGTGCTGGCAACACGGCCGAAGACGCTCTGCGCGCCGGCGCGCGTCCCTTCGCGATAGAGGTCGGTCGCGTGCCTTGCCAGATAGCTCTCGGCCTGCGGGTCGCTCGCGGACATGCCAGCTTCGCGCAACAGTCTGCTCGCCTCCGCGGCCATGCCCTGGTACTCGCCCAGCGTGCGCGTGAATGCGTCCGAAGCGGACAGCGCGCGGAACACCGACGACTTGACCGCGCCACCGACACCAGGACCTCCGATGGTGCCCCCTGGACGTTCCAGCGTGGCGAGTTGTCGTCCCCGCAACGCTGAGACCGCGGCGCCGACAGCCTCTGGAAGCGCGCGACCCACTGCACTGACACCAGCCACCGCATCGGCCCCACGACCGCCCAGCGTGAGCGCCACGGGCTGACGCGCGAGCTCGATGGTGTTGCCGATGACGTTGGCGATGTGCGTCGCGGGATTGGACAGCATGGACTGCTTGGTGAGGTCGACTGCCTGAGCGATTGGTCCTCGGGTTGGCGGTAGCGACGGTCTGGTTGGAGGAAAGCGCGTCTCGCGCAGACTCTGCAGATTCTCGAACACCTGCCGCTCGAGCGGACCAGCGCCGGCGAATCCTGCCGCAGCGTTGGTTGCGAGCAGACCAGCTCCCGCGCCTGCTGCGGTGCGCGCGATGCGTTCCTGTGGGCTGGCGTCTTCAGGAGTGGTCGCGTAGCCGGCTGCACCACCCGCGACCGTGCCGCCGAGCCGTGCCGCGAGCAGCGGGTCCACCGCACCACCCTGACGACCGCTGATGGCGTTGCGGATCTTGTCCAGCGACTGCGGGAACACCACCGTCGCCTGGTGCTCGATGGGCGCACCGGCTGCGTCCGTCATCGGGATGCGACTCCCGCCCTGGTAAGTAATGCCATCGAACCCAGCCTGCTGCAACACTCGATTCATGGCGCGCTTGTCATCATGGAGAAACGCGGAACCTAACCAGTCGTACAGGTCGGCTCCCGTTTCGAAGCCTGCCCCGGCATGCGGTCCTGCCGTAGAAGCCATTTCCACGAACTGTTGTCCATTGGAACCACCCAGAGCAGACCCGATTCTTTGGATCTGCTCGTCAGTGACCGGACCTTCCATATCTAACAACGTCAGGTTCTTGGGCACGTCCACCGCGCGGACGTTGGGACCGCCCAGCGTGCGTAGTTCAGTCTCCAGATCGCCGATACGCGCCAAGTCATCGGGACTGGACATCCCCATCGACTGATACCCGCGCAGTCGGTCAATCTCGGCCTGTACAGCTAGCGCGTGCGTGCCTCTCTGCTGCGCGTAGCCCTCGCGCTCCACGTTTGTAGGTGTCTCTGCTACTTGGTTCTCCAGTTCCGTGAGGTCTCGCTGGAGTACGAAGCGGAGTCGGTCTGAAGTCGCTGGGTCCGCCACCTTCGCGCGCAGTTCGTCAATCTGCGGTTGAAGTGCTGACGGTCCTTCGCCCACGATCCCGCCTGCCACGCGCGGGTCGCTGGTGACGTAGTACCCAGGACCGAACAAGCCATTCGGATCGAACTGGCTTGGTCGGTCGAACGCCGCGCCGGTGCCGTGGTACATCCGCGTGCTCGCAGGCTCCGCTGGAGCAGCAGCCGGCGCAGTGACTGCACCAGGCTCAGCCGGCAATGGCTCGCGACCAATGCCCTTGCCGCTCATCGCGATCGACTGACCTTCCAGCATGGTGCGAGCAGCGCCGGCCACGTCCTGGTCGGTGACTGGCGGAACCGTGAGCCCCTTCGCGACGCTCGCCTGACGGAACTGCTCGAGCAATTGCCGCGCGGTATCGGCCTGCGGCTGCTGAAGAATCTCCTCGTCGCTCAACAACTCAGGCCCGCGCAGCATCCCCAGCGCGCCGCCAATCACCGGCGCGTTCGCGATCTGGTTGCGCACTCCCATCAGCGGCGGATTGGCCTGGTTCTGCTCGATGGCTTGTCCGACGTTGGACACGGCCGCATTCGGGTCGGCGACCGCGGACGAGATCGCTCCGCCGACATTCTGAGCCGCGTTCTTGACCGCGCTGTCGACTTGCTGGAGACCACCCGCGAGCACGCTCGCACCTTGCTCGACGATGTTGGTGGGAGCCGGCGCCGGCCGTGTTCCCTGCGACAGCGGCGAGGTCCCTGGGATGTTCGGGTTGTCCGCCGCGAGACCACCCTGTAGCGGTCCCATCCGCTGCTCCATTTCGGCCGGCGTCATCCATTCCTTACCGCCACGGAGATCGGTCCCGCTCGAGCCGACGTGGAACGCACCAGACGATGGGTCGTACGCGTCCGCTGTGAAATAGTGCCCAGGAGTCGACAACGTGACCGGGTTCCCACTCTGCGCTTCCTTGGCGAACGCCTGCCAGTCCGCGCCGATGACGCGGTGCGGGATGTTCATCTCGTCGAACAGCTTGCTCTCAGACTGCAAGCCGGCCATCCCCGTGTCCGCGGTCCAGCCAACGTTCTTGGCCAGGTCGACCGCTTCTCTCAGCGTCGGGTTGCGTCCGAACATTTGAGAGAAGCGCACTGCCGCGGCGGGTCCGCACGCGGCGTACGCTTCGGCGCTGTTGAGCTCGCGGTCGCCGAACTGGCTCAGCGTCGGCAGCACCGCGTTGGCCACCGTGCCCCGAGCAGTATCTGCAGCAGTGCCAACTGCACTGGCAGCGTTTCCGACCGTGCTCGCCGCGCCGCCCAGGATGTTCCGAACGTAGCGCTGCGTCTCCTCGAACGGCGGCACACCACCGTACTGGTCGACATTGCCGGGGCCGGCGTTGTACGCCGCCAGCGCTTTTGCATAATCGCCGCCGTACTTCTTCAGGTTCTGCGCGTCGAGCTGCGCCGCGGCGTCCAGCGCGGCGTACGGGTCGGTCGGGTCGATGCCCATACCCTGCGCGGTCGCGGGCATGAACTGCGCGATCCCGATTGCGCCGGCGCCGGACTTCGCGACCGGGTTGAACCCCGATTCCTGGTCGATCTGCTTGAGAAAGATGTCCGGGTCGATGCCAGCCTTGCGTGCGGCCTGGCGCGCGTAGTCACGCAGGTCCCCACCAGGCGCTACCGACGGCCCGACCTGTGCCTGAGCGTTCGCGCTCGGTCCCGTGGTCTGTGGTGTCTGTACGGCGGCCTGTGCGCTGGTATCAGGCTGCTGCTGCGGCGGCTCCGGCGCGAGGGTCTGGCCCATGCTCGCGAGCGTGTCCTGTGCGTGCTGCTGGAGTCGGCTGACGATCTCGTTCGGGTCGATCTGGACGTTCTGCAGCGGTGGCTGGTTGGCTTGCTGCGCTGCATCGAACACGCCCTGAGCGTGCTGCTGCAGTCGCTGGATGATCTCGTTCGGGTCGATCTGCGGACCAGGGACCTCAACGGGGAGCTGCGTGATCTGGAGCGGTGGCTGATTCGCCTGTTGGATTGACTGCAGCGCGTCCTGGGCGTGCTGCTTCAGACGATCGGTGACCAGTTGCTGCGCGTCCTCTAGCGGGATGACGCCCGGCATCAACCAGACCTCAACCGACGGTGTCTATAAGAAAGACGCTCCAGGTGATGTGATGCCTGGAGCGCCGGCACCCCGATCGTTGGAGGATCGAGATGGATTTGCAGTTTATCGCCGACGACCCCTGGATGCTCCTGTGGCTTAGCCCGGCCATCCTGTTTTTTGCCTACCTGATCTTCGCCAGTCGGGGCATCATCTTGGCCGTGTTCGCTATTCAGTTCGCGCTCGCACTGGGTCTGGTCTTCGTAGGGCCACGCCTGGTCCAACTCAATGATGAGTTCACCCGTCATCCCTATGAACCGGACCTCATCAAGTGGGCTATCGGTCTGACTGCGCTCGCGTGTGTCTACCTCTGGGCGCAACGTCGTTGGCCGAGTCACATGGCACCTGAAGGCGGCAAGGGCTGACCGTTAGGTCCCAGAATGACGGGCGGAGCCGGCGCTGGTACAGGTGGGGGAGCAAGAGGAGCCACGGGAGCCGCGGATAACGCCGGCGGAATGGGCATTGCTGGTGCTGGTGGTGGGGGCGCCAATTGTTGTGCTGTTGGTTGTGCTCCTGACGCGTTAGCCATAGCCGCGTTCGCGAAGGCGTTCGGGTCGGGTGGCGCAGGAGAGCCTGGTGGCGGCGTGGTGACACCGAGCCGATCGGTGACCTTCTCAAACTGAACGGGGTCGCGGCGCGCCTCGGCCTGCAGCCAGGCACGATCACCCGACTCATACTTCGAGCGGACCAGGTCGTCGAGCTGCTGATTGGACACCTGGGACATGTCCGGATGGTTGGCGTTATCGCCGAACACACCCTGCGCGATGTTGGGCGCGTCGCGTGAAATCTCCGACGCGATCTCGTTCTTGAGCTGCAGGATCTCGTTCTGCTTCGGAGACGTGGCCATCACTGACCACCTGGTGCGGCTGCGCCCTGCGGACCGTACGCGACGCCGCCCGGCGGCATGGTGCCGCCTGGCTGCTGCGCTCCACCGACCACCTGCGGATAACCGGGCGGGCCGACGCCAGCACCGTTCGGAGCGGCCGCGAGTGCTCCGAGGTCGGGGACGCCGCCCGCACCGGGTCCGCCACCCTCGAACACGCCAGGTTGGGGCGTGCCCGACGGTAACGCTGGATTGTTTGCAGGCAGGTTGCCAGCGAGCGCTCGCTGTTCCATCTCCTGAGCTTTTTGCAGCATGTCGCCGCGGCCGGCTTCCATGAACACTTCCGCGTCCAGCCATTTCTGATATTCGGGACTGGCGCGGATGCGGTCCCTGGCGATGCTGCGGCGGATCTCGTCGGGGTTGTCGCCCAGATAGGTGACCGCTTCGTCTTTCCCGTAGGTGCCGGCGGCCAACCGTTCGTGGGCGTACCGAGCCATGATCATCTCGTCGGTCGGGAGCTGCGCCTGGACTTCCCACTTGATCCGCATGGGACGCTCGAGGTCGGACGGCCCGAAGCCGATGAACTCTGCGACCGCGGTCCCTGACCCGACATCGACCCCCCCTGAGAACACCCAGACCTTCTCCTTGGCGCGGTCCCGGATCAGGGTCCACAGCTTTTCGGTCTGGCCCTTGAGCAGACTCTCGATGCCGTGCCTGATGGGACCGACGCGCGTGCGGGAATATGAAAGAACCTGGCTGATAGCGAAGCCGGCCCCTTCCATGCCTGAGAGCGTGGTCACTCTGGGCGACTCGAGGTCGCGAATGGCGCCGTCGATGAGCGCCATGTGCTTTTCGAGCGTGGCCGCGTCGGGGTACTGGATGCGCTGCAGTTGCCGTCCTGGCGGGAGGTTCAGAACCTCGCCAGGGTGAACCGTGGGGTCGGTCTCTTTGGGCTTGCCGTCGTCACCGATGATGGCCGAGGCCGGCGTATCGCCATACGTCACCAGGGGGGAGAGCAGGTCCCTGGCCACGTACTGCGCGTGCATGGCACGCAGATACTGGCGGTACTGGACCAGCCAGAGCTTGGTGCGACCGATGCCCCAGCCGACTTTTCGGTTGCGCCACCAGTTCATGGTCAGCCCTGGCGCGTAGTCGTAGGGGACCCCGAACGGGTATTTATGCTTGAACTGCTTGACGATGTACCCCGTTGGGTCGCCCTTCATGTTCTGGCCGCAGATCGCGTATGACACGAAGGTCTCATCCCAGTGCTCGAGGAAGGTGACGGTCGCGAGCATGTTGCGACTGGCTTCGATGACGTTTTGCGACTGGCCCAGTTCCTCAGGGACGATGTTCCCCTGCGAGTCGTAGCCGAGGCGGTAGCGCCGGAACGCTGAACGCATCGGCATCTGGGAAACTTCCAGGACCTCGGTGAGCTTGCCGCCCGAGCGCTGCGGGTACACAGACCTCGGGTCGACGTAGCTCCAGACGAAGGGTGGACCCGCGCGCTTCTTGGCTTCCTCGGTCTGCTTGTCGTAGGCGGTGTAGTCCGCGGTGCTCGATGACGGGTCCTTGCTGGGGTCCTTGAGCCCGTAGCGTTCGGACCACAGGTCGCTGGCCCACATGATCTTGGCCCAGCCGCCGCCATCGTTCAGCGTGGCATCGGTGACCTGGGTCATGGTGTCCGAGCCCGGCTCGCGCGTGCCGCATTCCCAGAGCGTTTCCTCAGTGAAGTGCTCGAGCTTGGACGCTACGGTCTGAGCGGTGTCGCCTTCGCCGCCGACAATGGACAACTTGGGACGTTCGAGCGTCAGGATGGCGGTCTGCTGAAACGCCTCTTCGGTGATGTCCGGGTCCCGCGGGTCGACGTGGACCAGGATGTAGTCCTTGTCGGCCTCCGACAGCGCTGGCTTTCTCATCTCGCGCTGCTCGCGGACCAAGTCGATGTCAGAATCTTGCTGCAGGTACAGGTCGCCGAGCTCGGTCTGCAGCGAGGTCAGGTACTCAGAATCGGGTGCCTTGAGCTCCTTCTTGGAGCGGTCAATCGGCATCGGCAGGCCCGCTCAAGCAGTCGTGGCCGCGATAAGCCACCTCGTCATGGGTGCGGCAGAGCAGTCGTTCGCACAGTGGGCAGTACGTCTCTGCCTCGGCCGTGCAGTCTTGCTGCTCGCACACGCTGCCCGCGAGTGTAACGCGTGAACGCTGGAACGACTATTCGAGTGTTACACCTGCACGCCGGCTACGCGGCCTTGCACCCACACGCCGCCGCCTGCTCCTGCTCGTGAATACGACGATGGCAGATCCCGTGGACTGCCTTCAGGTCGCTCGCTTCCTCGTAATTCAGGTTTGCGTAGCCCAGTGGGTGATGCAGATGCACCCAGCGCGGCATCAGGACGTAGCCGCACTCCCAGCAACAGAAGCGTTGACGGCTCAGTACCTCGAAGCGTTGCCGCGGTGACTTCGCGAGCCACAGGCAGTACTCCAACGAGAAGCGGTCGCGCGGTTGCCGGGTTGGCCGGCGCACGCACCATATGCGCTCGCGGTCGGGCCAGAGGCTCAGTTGCGCTCCGAAGTTGCGCGTCACTTGTAGAAGTCCTCTGCTTGGAGATCAGGATGCATCCATGAGTCGCCGTTTGAGGCCCGGCGCTGAAGGGCGTCCAGAACAAATGCTTCCCACTCCAGGCGTTCAAGTCGCACGGATATCGGCTGGGTCAGAACACGGGCCAGCCGATCCATCGCAAACTCTGGAGGAAACTCTTCCCCCAGCAACTGCCACAGCCACCTAGCTCCTCTGGGACCGAGCGCAAATTCCACAGTCCGACGCGCTGCGGACACTTTGCCCCGACTGCGCATGACCACAATCCTCCTCACGGGAAGAAACTCCCACTCAACGAGCGAGCGGGTCAGCGCAACCCCAATACTAGCCCTGCTGCACGTATCGCTGCCAGACGGTGTACAGAGAACGAGACGGTCTCAGCACGGTTGGGGTTCGGTCGAGATGGTGGCCCGTCACCGTGAGAAAACGTCGCTGGGTGTACATCTCGACCCAGTCGCGGCGGCGCCGTCCCTCCGGCAGCGTCCCCTTGAGAAAGATGCGATAGCCGTCGCTGCTAGGGGAGAGTTCGGTGTAGCTATCGAGCTGGTCGATGATCCAGGCCGCGTCGCGCTTGTGCTCGGCGACGTGGTCGAGGTCGACGCCGACGATGCCCCAGCGGATATCGAGCGCGAAGCTGACGCCGTCGTAGGGACGACCACCCGTGGTGGGCGCGTGCTGCGAGCGATACGCCTCCAGACAGACATCGAACGGGAGCCAGGTGTTGCTGTCGCTGGGCTCGGCGCGGTCCCCGGTCTCGGGGTTGTACGGTGGCTTGCTCCAGCGGTCGCGGTCGTTCTGGTAGCGCCAGCAGGCCCAGGCGTCATGGTGGCGCAACTCGAGCGGGATCTGCTGCGACTGGACCCTGAGCGCACCATCGGAGGGTGGTGCCTTTTGCGGTGCGCGCGTCGAGTCGACCTGAGCCTGCAGCCACCGCGGGAGCGTGGGCCTGGTCATACCTGATAAGCCGGCCGGGGGGCTGACGCCCTGTACAGCATTATGTCGACGACCCAGTGGTCCCAGTAGTCAATGATCATGCCCGGCACGATCCATGTGTCGGTACATGCGCCCGGCACCGGGTCTGGAAGGTCACCTACCCCGGACCACTCTCCAAGCGCGAGTTCGAGTTGGCAGTGATACCAACTGTCATCCCACAATCCGCGGATCATCTCTCTCATCGTCGCCCACCTGCCGCCGCGAACCCGTACCGCGACCGCGCCGGCACCGGGGACTGCTCGCGTTCAGCACCCAGATAGGCCAATCCAAGCGCGATAACACAATCGTCATGCTGTCCAAACGGAGCCGAATATCTGATCATCCCGCTTGGCAAGACGCTTGCTTCATAGCCCAAGAGCTCCGCTTGCTGGACGGCGTGGTCCAGCAGCGTGAGCGCACCCTGTTCGATCGCCAGCCCGAGCGCCTGCACCAGCGCGGCCTTGCTGGCGTTGGTCGCTTCCCACGCCCACACCGGCAGCGCCGCGCGTGCTCGGCCGAGCAGCCTGGCATACCCCGTCTGCAGGCGTTCGGTGAGCGGGCCGCCCATGCTGTTGTGCTCCGCGACCACCAGGACCGGGTGGTACAGGTCGCACCACTTGTGCAACCGTTCGGTCTGGAGCTCGTAGTCGATCTCTGAGAACCTGTCCAGTGCGACCTGCTCCATCAGCGTTGCGTCGATCACCGATATTGCCGTGAAGTCGTTGGTCCTGCCCCAGTCCACCCCGATGACGTACTGGTGACCACGCTGAGGACCGCGCTGCTCGAGCCGAGACACCGCGTCGACGCCACGGAACACCCCACCTCCCTCTAGTTGGAGGAACATCGCGTTATATTCCTGCGACCAGGCGCGCTCCGGTAATTCTGCTTTCGCGGCCTCAAGCTCGTCAGTTGCAATGAATGGATTGACGCTGGTCGGCATCTGCCACGATGCCCAATCGGACTGGAGCGGGTCCTGTCCGTACTGGTACAGGACGTGGAAATCATTTAGGCCACGGGGAGTGGAAAGAAACCACGCATCGCCGCGGAGGTCCGAAAGTGTTGGCCTTAGCGCGAGCTGCCAGACATCCATCAGGTCTCGGATCAGCGCGGCCTCGTCGATGACGACGCGAGCGTACTTGCGACCCCGAGCCGGGTTGGCATCGTCCGCGCTCCAACATTCGATCACCCCGCGCGTACGTAGTTCCAGCCGATGGTCCTGCTCGGACTTGGTGCGAGTAATGGACTCGCAGGTGGTTCTCAGTTCGCGCCAGAAGTCCGCCAGGAGTTTGTATGACGGAGCGATGTACGCGGCCGGTTTTCCCTGCAGCGCGCAGTGGACCAGTTCAGAGAGGCCAAGCGTGGATTTCCCTGACCGGCGCCCGCAAGCAAGCACCCGGAACCTAGCCACCGAAGTGGTGACCTCGCGCTGCCAGGCGAGTGGCCGCGGCAACGTGATCGTCAGTTCAGGCACGGCCGTTGGTATGTTCGAGGTCTAACTTGGAAATGACGTCCGCATACTCCACCCGAATAGTGGTTTCGCCAGTCGTCTCCAGTTTCTCCTTAGGTTTGTAGCCAGTCCTGTCGAGCAGGTCCCTGATGGCATTCAGTCTCACCGAGTCCGAGTCTGCCGTCTCGATCAACTGGGCCAGCCCGGTTATGGCTGGATGCACCAATGCATGCAACCGGTCCTCGGCCTTCGCGAGTGCTTGTGGGCTCGATCCACCGTGCATGCGGCATACGCTTTGACCCCGCATCGGACTGTTCCTACACGGTCGCCCGCCAGCGCCCTGTGCCCGAGCGTGGCAATGCTGCATGGGGTCAGCGTCCTGCATGGGGTCAGGCAGCGTCCGTTGGGCGTCTGCGCCCACGCTGCACCGCGACCGGCTCGGCGAGAAGTATGTGGTCCAGTGTGGTCTGCGAGATGACGCTCAGGTCGATGGTCTGGCGTACGCCGCTGGTCATGCTGATGGCCCGAAAGACCGACTCGCGAGTGGTCTGATGCTCGGCCAGATCGGGCTCGAGCTCGACCAGCAGAAATCTCGACATGTCAGCTTTTCAGCGCCCGATGCGGGACATCCATTTCATCTCGCAACTCGGCCGTCACCGGATCAGGGAGCTGTTCGATAATAAATTTGATCTGATGGCCGTAGTGCTCGGCCATCAGATCGTTTACCCGCTGACCAGCCAGGACGTATGTGTCCAGCCCGCTGGTATCGCGAGCAACCCGGGCGTGGATCTCGATGCGTTCGGTCATGACTCGGACAGCACGTAGGTCACGCTGCCTCTCCCTCGCGACTCACGATGCCTCGTCCCAGGAGCATTGTGCGAGATCCTGCTCCCCGTGCGTTTCCGGTCCCCGCCCACACCTTTTACATACTCCACCACCCCTAACACCACTACTACTGCTATATGGGCTATTGGTGCTAAGTGGCCTATTGGTACTAAGTGTGTCAGTGTTGTTGTTAGGGATATCCGTGTTAGGGGAGATAGGGGTAGTGGAACGCGCACGCGCGTCACGCGCGTCTTTCGCGCCTTTGGCGTACTGGCCTACGGCTGTATTACTACTATAGTTATCGGTGGTCGACTTCCCGGCTCGACTATTCGATGGGAAGTATTTACCGTCGCGATTGCGGACCTCGCCGTCTCGCACCATGACAAACAGCAGGTACCGCACCGATCCACGAGTTTTCTGGACGGCGTCGGCGATCTCTCCAGCCGGCATTCCCGGCACACTGGCGATCACTTCCAGGATGGCTCGGCGTTCTTTCGACCGTCGATAGTCCTCCGCCGCGCCCAACAGCGACCACTGAAATTCATCCTTTTCCCAGCGCAGCGCCAGGTCCTGCTCTTCGACGTCGCGGCCAGTCGCGAACAGCGAGGCGTCGGCCTGACCACGTTCGCGCCGCAGCACCAGCACCCCGTCCGCGGCACCAGTCAATCCCAGCGTGCCGCTGATGAGCTCGAGCGGATCATCAGACTCACCCTTGCGGGTGTGCAACACCACCATGATCGCCACCCCGCGCAACCGCGCCAGCGCTGCCAGCGGGAGCACCGCATCGTAGTCCGAGTCGTATAGACGAGCGTTTTTCTTTTCGGTTGCCCGAACACGCTTGAACGTGTCGACCACCACCAGCCGCGTTCGGACGTGGCTCAGTAACCACCGGTCCAACTCGTCGAGCCCACCCTCGTCCAGTCGCGACCACTCGCAGGCGATGTGCAGATCGGACGGCGGTAATCGTTCTCCGAACACCATCGCCAGACGTTCTTGGATTCGCTGCGGTCCGTCCTCGAGCGCCAGGTACAGACATTCCCCCTGCGTGGTCGCCATCTTGTGGAGAAATGCCGCGTTGCCGTTGGCGACGTCCACCGCCCACCCCAGCGCGAGCCAGGATTTTCCCAGCTTCGGACGGCCAGCCAGAATGCTCAGTCCCACCGGCACCAGCCCGGGTATCGCCCATTGTGTCGGTGCAAACGCTGCCGCCATCAATTCCGGAGAGCGCCAGATGTGACGCGCTTCTGGAACCTCGAGCATGCTCGCGATGCCGGCCGCAGTCCCGCCACCACCCAGGAAATCAGCCGCGTCACCATGCTCCAGTGCCGCCGACCAGCGTATCCATTGCGGCGCAGGCTTCAGCAGCGCCGCGATACGGGCCATGTGCTCGCGACCAGCGTCATCGTTATCTGGCCACAGCCACACGTTCTCTCGGCCCTGTAGTGGCTGCAGTGAGGCTGCTGATGGGGTGCCGGCTGCGCCAGTCACGGTGCCCACGGCGAGCAACCCCATATCGATCAACGCCTGGGCAGCTTTTTCCCCTTCGCACACCACCACCGGCACACGGTAGTCAGCTTGTTCCAGGGCCGGCAGCCCGTACAACGGCAGATCCGCGACCGGCATCCCGCCCAATCCGTTCTTGCCGTTGCGTTCCCAGCGGATCAGTTTGTCGTTGGTCGCCGTCAGGTCCTCGCGGACGTGCTCGGCGACCACCTCACCACTCCTGTTGAGCAACCGAAAGCGACGGACCGGGTTCCCAGTCTGTGATTTCTCGAACAGGTCGGCCATGCTCAGCCCGATGGGTCGCAGGATTTCTTCGAGCTCGCAGCCGGTGAAACACTTCAGCAGGACTCGGCTATCTAGTCCCAGCCCGACCGACAGGCTGGGGTGTCGGTCCTGGCCGTCGCTGTGACGCGGCCCAGGACACGATGCCTCCCAGCCCGAGCCAGATTTCTTGACCCGTTCCAGCAGGCCCAGGATGCGCCAGATTGCGCTGTTGCCATCATGCCCGGGCCCTGCCATGGGCGAGATCTCCAATCAAAAGGGAAGTTCGTTGTCGTCCTCGGGTCCACTGGTGCGGACCGGCTTTCCGTCAGGCGTGAAGCGCTGGAAACCCTGTGCTTCTTGTCGCTCGGGTCGGTGCTTGTCCTCGCGCTGCTCGCCAGATTCCGCAATCAGCGCGCGGAGCTTGCCGCGGGCGTGCGCCGTGTAGCCCTCGTCCTTTTCACCGGGCAGACTGCCTACGGCCATCGGGCCCGCGAAATTGGCGTACACAGTGCTGCCATCGGCAGCCTCACGATGGGTGATAGTCCCGTACACCTCGAGCCCTTCCCACCAGCCCAGCCAGTCGCCGATCGCCGCGAGCTCTGCCTGCTGATTGTCCAGGTCCGCCGGCCGCGGTGGACCGCCGCCGCCAGCCACCCACTGCATGAACTTTTTGGCGCCCTCTTTGGCACAGCACGCTGCCAGGAAATCGGTGAGCTTGGTCGACTTGTAATTACCGGTCTTGTCGACGTAGCCCAGCGACAGCCCGACCGTGTAGCTGGTGCGATAGCTCTGCTGAATTCCGTCTTCGGGCTTTCCGTATTCCTCGAGCACCCGCTCGATCTCTGACGGAGTCAGGTTCAACGGCAATCGCACCTGGTAGTTGCCGTACTTTTCCGACAACTTCACCTCTGGCTTTCCCACCACGAACCTGGCCAGTCCTTCCGGTACCGGGCGCCAATCACTCTGAGAGCTCTCGCTCGCACGTCGTAGCAATGGCATCACTTACCCCTTCTCCACCATGTCGCTGGTGAACCACGCTTTCAGAAAATTCACTTCAGAATCCGTTTGATCTCGTCTTCGTCCGATGGGCGCCAGCAGTACGCCTCCACCCCATGACAGCGGTCCAGCGCGCGGAGCCACCGCTGCTGATGCGCTGGTTCGTTCCCCCTTTTCACTGCTTCTGTTTTCAGTTCCGCGAAGAGCAACCGTGGTGGCCTGACCGCGATGAGATCGGGTAGACCGCGATCGGTGCCCCACCAGATAAACCGCGAGTCGTTGTTGGCCGAGACCAGCTCCCATCCATACCGTCGCATCCACTCGATCACCTGACGCTGGAAGGGACGCTCTTTGATCTGCGCGAGCATCACCTCGCGCATGGTGGTCATAGGCCGATGATCCTTTCAGCCGTTTTCCAGCCGATGAACATGAGAAAACCGCCGGCGAACAGGACGACGCTGCCGCTGACACCCAGCCCGAGCATCAGCCCCGCGACCAGCGCGCGGTCGGTCCAGGTCTGGCGCCGATAGCGCGACTGCTGGAGCTGCCACGTGCTGACCACATGACCAGTCCGAATGGCCTGCACACTGATGCGGCCGTTCCGATGCACCGGGATCTCTTCGACTTCCTCGGCGCTCATGCCTGGTCTACCGCCATCAGACGGTGCCCGATGAACTCCGCTACGGGCGCAACCACCCCATTCCCGATCATTCTGTACTGGTGCGAATCCGGGATCACCTTGCCGTCAGCAGTGAAGCGAGTCCACTCATCAGGCCAGCCCTGGAGGCGCGAACACTCCAGCGGGGTGAGCCGACGGACGCCCATTGAGCCAGATATCGCCGGCGGCACTGCGCCATCACCACCGCTGCCTTTCTTGATCGGCGGCGACTCGTTCTCGCGCCACTCCTCGTCAGTCCTGCTGCTATTGGGCTGGAAGGCGATCAGGTTGTCGGCGGCCCGGTCCGGGCCAGCGACCAACCAATCGGCGCCAAGTTTCTTCCTGCTGGTCGCGTCTAGCGTTCCGATGTCCGGGCGAGCGATGCAGTTCTGAACATCTACCGCGATCATGGGGAGCTCGACGCTAGCCCTTTGAGCACCGTCATCAAGCGTGGGGGCAATGTCGTCGGCATCGGCTACGTAGTTGGAGTTCCATGCGTTGCCGTGCCCGTCGCCAGTGCCTCTAACGCTTGCATTAAGCGCGTAGGCAAGATCTTGCCCCGCTTCGCCGCCCGCCGCAGAATGCCCGCCGCAGCTTTCGCAGACAGCCAGTACCGCCGCGGCACGGCGCGCGTCTCCAAGACAGCCGACAATGAAGACACGGCGACGACGCTGGGGGACTCCGAACCATCGCGCGTCCAGAACCCTCCAGGCCACGCCGTACCCGAGCTCGACCAGCCCCCGCAGTACGACACCGAGGTCGGCGCCCGGCTCTGGTCCTGAGGAAAGGAGTCCGGGAACATTCTCAATGCAGACCCATCGTGGCCGCAGCTCGGACACGATCCGGTGGAACTCAAACCAGAGACCGCTGCGCTCCGCGGATAGACCACCCCGTTTTCCGGCCACGCTGACGTCCTGGCAGGGGAACCCGCCGTAGACGAGGTCGGCACCGTCTCTGGAGCCAACACGCCTAACGTCATTCAGGCGCTCACAGTCCGGCCAGTGCCGCTCGAGCACGCTCAGACACCACGGGTCCTGCTCCACCTGGAGCACCGTCTCGATGCCGGCTCGCTGAAAGCCGAGCTCGAACCCGCCCACGCCGCTGAACAGCGAGACGGCTTTCATGCACACATCCACCAGGTCGACCACTCCCGACCGCGGTTCTGACCGATCATCCAGCGAGTAGCTTCTCTGCTCGCGACGGGGTCGAACCGCGAGTACCCAGCGCGACCCTGCGGCGTCGTCATCCAGGTCGACAGCAAGAACTGAAAGAGTCCAGAAGCGCCTGAGCGCGGATTGACCGCGGTGGGCACGTTGCGCGACTCGGCCCACGCCAGACAGTCCATCACCCGGTCCACCCAGTCGCGCTGTACAGGCTCTACAGCGACCTCGAGCTCGGGTGCCTCGTCTGGTGCGTCCTCGACGGCTGGCATGGCTACCGCGGCTGCTGGAGCGACACCTGCACCATCCACGCTCGCGACGGTGACCAGCATGGCCAGCGCAGTCAGCGTGGCCATCAGTCCTGCACCGCCATCTCGTCCGCGACGTCCTCGTCGACCTCATCACCGAACTCGCAGTCAACGCATCCGTCACACTCAACGTCGCCGTGGTTGTGGCACACGCAGAAGTCGCCACCGCAGATACAGCTGATGTGCCCGTAACCGCCGCAACGCCCGTACAGCGGCGCGAAGTACGGGTTGCGCACTCCGCACCAACACTTCGGGGCCATCAGTCCGTGACGCCCATCTCGTCAGCGACGTCCTCGGGAGTCGACCAGTAGGCCGAGCCGTTCTCCGACTCGCGCACCAGATCCGCAAACAGGAGCAGGTCCGCTAGCTCTCGCATCGTCGGGGCCGTGCTGCCGATCGACGCCGAGCGCCTGAGCGTCGACGCGCCACCAGCAGCCCACATCACGGTCGCCAGCTCTAACCGTTCGGCTGTGTCTTCCAGCCCGTGCGTGAACAGGTAGCGGTAGTAGCTCGGCTGCAGCAGGCTCATCTCGGCCTGGCTGATGGAGGGCAAGCTAGCGCCACGTGTTGATGGCGTCATGGACTAGGCCGCGGCTTCGGCTGATTGAGAAAGTTCGAGTGAGCCGAGGAGCTCGTCGAGTTGCGCCCGCGTCAGCTCGGTGTCGTCGCCCTGCAGCGATCGCCAGAGCGCCCACCGCAGCAACGCCAGGACTTGCAATCGCGGCGGTCGACCACGCAGGTCAGCGACCTCGTGAAGAGTGTCCCAACCTGCCGGGCCGAGGTCAGTACGCGCCAGCGCCGGCACACGGACCGGGCGGGCGTTGGCGTATCCGTCGTGCATGACACCAGCGTGCCGGCATCAGCAAATTCGCGTGCGCCACTTGGTACGACACATGCCGCTATTTATGACGTGCACCAACAGCACGTCAGAAGCACGTCACACTACGACAGTCTGACGTGCATTCCCGTTACGTGGATGAAGTGTCCGCGGAGACACAGACTGTACAGAACGAGCGCGGCAACCGCTCCCAGGTGGCCGAGCGTCCGAATCAGACGCCGCTCAATGAGCTTGCCGGTGCGGTCGTATGCCTCGTCGTACGTCAGGTGAACCACCCCGTTTTCCTGGTCGCCCGGCGCAGGCGTAACAGGTGCAAGCGACTCCAAAAGCAGCGGCTCCCAGGACGGGTGCCAGTCACGCGGTGGTGGCCAGACCTCGATCCAATCTCGGCCTGCCCATTTTTTATCTCGCAGATCGGCTTTGCGTCGATCCCACGTCCTCGAGTTCAGTCGCGGCATGTGTGCCGCAGCGATGTCCGCGTTCCGCGGCAACCGCGTGACCCCTGGCTGGTAGTAACGCCTGACCGCTTCCAGATACGCGATGGCCTGCCCAGGCACAATGCTCAACGGCACACCCGGCAGCGACGGCTGACTGTTTTTCGCTTGCTGTTCCACCGACCATCCAACCTCCCAGGGGACCGTCGTTAGTTACACGTTCTGAACAAACCCTTACGACAACGGTACGTCATGCGTAGCGTCAGAGAGTATAGAACATCCGTTCCGGCGTCGGTCAGCTATCGGACATGAGCAGTACATCGGTCCAAAAAGTGTCGTACCGATTGGCGCACCGAGTTTCCGAAATGCCGGCAGACTGGGCTACGTGGAACAGCCAACGGCCACCGAGCGGTCGACAGACCAGCCATACCGAGTGGTCGAGGTGACTGAAAAGCCCGACCCGGCGGCGATCGCGGCCGCGGTGCGAGCGTTCGTGAAGTTGCGTTTGCTACGCCGCGCGAGAGAGAGTCAGCGACCCCAGTCGTGACTCTCGTCCGAGCACTCGCACTGCTGCTGTTCGCTCAGACCGCCACTCCCTATCCACCTTCGGCATGGGACGGCACCTGGTCCTGGCACACCTACGAGGAACGCCAGGCGTGGACGCGGGAATGGATGGCTGAAGTCCAGGTGATCTCCACAGGGCACTGCGGGCAGCAGTACTACGCTGCCTGCTGACCGTGCTCTACCTGAGTGGCGTCATGACCCAGACGCTGCTCGCCAATCCACGACCTGAACTCGGGTTGATGTTCCAGCCAGGCATGGGCAATGACGCCCGACCATTCCAGTTCTGGAAGTTCGCCTGCGATAACGGTCGCTTCGCCAAACCTGATGAGTGGAACGACGGCGATTGGCTCGAGTGGCTAGCTGGGCTGCGCCGCTATCGTCAGAACTGCCTGTTCGCCGTAGCTCCCGACGTGGTCGGCGATGCTGGCGCCACGCTCGAGTTGTCAGTGCCGTATCTGCCCACGATTCGCCAACTGGGATACCGCGCGGCTTACGTTGCCCAGGATGGATTCTTCGAGACGGCATTGCCCGACCCCGCGAGCTTCGACGTTCTCTTTGTGGGCGGACGCGATGACTGGAAGTTCTCGGAGGCTGGCGGCTACGCAGCTGCTCGCTGGGCGCGGGCCGCAGGAAAGCCGACGCACCAGGGACGGGTGAACAGCGAGCGCAGGACGGTCACGATGATGGTCTCGTTGTTCGACACCGTCGACGGCACCTATCTGAAATATGGGCCGGACGTGAACTGGTCGAAGCTCAACGGCTGGCTGGACAAAGTCAGAGACCAGCGCTTCATGGAGGCCGCTTAGTTGGTTAGTACCCTGCCGACCCGATGTAGAAAGGGACACCTCGGCTGGTACGCATTCAGGTTCAAGTTCGACTACCGCTCAGAACGGTGGTATCGCACTGTCTACTGCACTGAATGCGACCGCATCGGTAGCCGCTTGCGGCATGCCCGGCGCTCAAGCCACCAGCCGAGTGACGATACTCAGCGGTCTAACGATTCGTAGGTAATCGTGCGAACAGTGCGAATCGGTAGACCGTTCAAACAGGATCGTGTACTGAATCGAGCGGTCCTTGCTGATTCTCACTTGCTGCACCAGCGGCTGGATCATCGCTCGTAACTCTGGGCGGTCGTTGGCGGCGCGTGCCTTCGGCCACTCGTCACCCAGGAATGCCACGATCTCGCGAGCCTCGCGGAGTTGCGCGTCCAGTGCTTTAGCCAGCGCGTCCTCGGCTTCCAGCAGCCCCATCTGGCGCCGCACCTCGGCTTGCTGATCGGTGTTTTTTGCTGACGCTGCCCTGAATTCGACTGCCGTCAGATCACCTGACTGCATGCTCTCGACCAGCGCTGCGCGGCCGCGTTCGAGACTGGCAATGCGTTGCTGCAGCGCCCTGGCATGACCTTCCTGCTGAGCGAGAACTCCATGCTGCTCCCCCTGCTGCACGGCGAGCGCCTGGAGCGTCTGCTCGGGGTGCTCGACCAGGTCGTCGATCGCACGGAGAACGATCTCCTCGATCTGGGTGCCTTCGTAGGTGCCGGCGATGCAGTGCTGGCCGGGCGTGCGCTGAGCGTGGAACCGTCCCTTCGCGCGCGAGCAGGCGTACAGCAGTCGCGGCGTGGGGTGGTCAGGGGCACCCTTGCGGTAGTTGCCGATCATCTTGAAGCCGCACTCAGCACAGACCATCTTCCCGGTGAGCAGGTAGACGAAGCCGTCATCGGTCCCGGTGTTGAAGTTCGAGACATGGCCACGCATCGCTTCGCCAGCGCGATCCCAGACCTGACGACTGACCAGTGGCGGCACCGACTGCTCGATCCTGAGCATGTCGCGGTTCAAACGACCGGGGCCAGGCTCGGCGTGCTTGAGGATGCGCTGGCCATAGTAGATCGGACTGTGCAGCATGGCTCGTACGCGCGAGTGCTGCCAGTGCGGCCGAATTTCTTCGTGGTAGCGCTCTTTTTTCTTGTTGAAGTAGCGCCTGATAGACGGCACGCCGCAGGCTCGCAACCAGCGGACCACGCTCATGGCGCTCTCCCCGCCGGCGATGCGCTCGTAGATCTGGATGACCAGCTCGGCCTCGGTACACCCGAGCTGCTCGACCAGGCGCACCGATGGTGTCAGGCGATCATTGACCACGTCGTAGCCGAACGGCACCGGTCCGCACAGGAAACGCCCTTCGCTGACGAGTTGGATCGCGCCAGCGGTGGTGCGATCGCGGATAAGGTCACGTTCGAAGTGGCTGAAATCGCACATGATCGCGAACATCAATTGGCCTGTGGATGTCTTGAGGTCGATGTGCTCGCTCGTAGCCTCAATACTGATGTCGCGGTCGTAGAACTCGCGGGCGATTGTTTGCGCCACCCCGCGGTCGCGGGCGAGCCGGTCGCCGCGGGTGACGCAGACCATGTTGACCTCGCCGCTCCTGATCAGGTTCAGCAGTCGCTGCCCGTCGGGGCGCTGGTCGAATGGCACGGTGCCGCTGACGCCGTCGTCGCGGAAGGTGCCGACGTAGACCCACGGCTCGGTGGAGTCGTCGCGGAAGTGAGCGTCGAAGTGCTTGCGCAGCGCCGTGTCCTGGCTGCGGATCGTGTCCCGGTCCGATTGCTCGTCGGTCGAGACCCGCTGGTAGAACGCAGCTCGTATGAGACCTGTCATGGCTGCAATCTGCCTTCGCGAATCAGGCGCTCACGGGCTCGCATCAGTACCCGCACCAGGACCGTCGCTGAAGCGTCTCGTTCAGCCTCCCACTCTGGGGAAGGGTTCTCTGGCTTGTACTCCGTCACGGTCACGACAACTGGGCGGTCTTTGTCTTCTACACTCTTCATTGCAGGTCATCTCCTTTACCGGTTGACTTGTCGCGGCCCCCGGTCGGTGGCTTCCGACGCGGGGGTCATTCCTTGTTTTCTTCCCAGAGCTCAAACGGTTTGACGTGTAGTGCTCTGGCCAGTTTCTTGACGGTCGGCGGCAGCGCATCGGGGTCGCCGGCCTCGAGTCGGATGATGGTGGTGCGCGCCACTCCCGAGCGCTCTGCCAACTCAGCCTGAGTCATGGCGGCACGAAGCCGCAAGTCCCGCAGCCGGGTCAGGACTGGCATTTTCTCAGGTCCGACGGTAGTTGAATCGGTGTAGGTCAGGAGTTCGCTCAGTGTACTCTGCGCGTCCTGCGAGTCAGCGGTTGCCATCTGGTTGAGTCTCGTTTTCCCTTTTCATACAGTGTACCATACATGTTGCATGGGTGTTCGATGGTGAGTATACTTTGGGCACAATGAGCACCTTCCTCCGACTTGAACTCGCGGGCCGCGACGGCGACGCCACTCTGATCAATATCAACCACATCGTCCGTATCTGCCCGACGTTCCCCAAGGGTTCCACCGTGGTCCTGAGCGACGACAGCAGCGTCCACGTCCGTGCCAGTCTGGACGAGCTCACCGAACGCCTGACCCTCTCGGGCGGCCGCTGCTCGGTCATGGCCGCCTGATGAGCGCCCAGCCCGTCGACAAGCGCAGCGCGCGTGCGCTGGACCTCACCGAGACCGCCGGCCAGTGGCGCCAGCTCATCACCCGCGACGGCGAGCCCGTCGTCGCCATGCCCAGCCAGACCGTCAAGGGCCTCTACTACCTCGTCACCGAGACGAGCTGCACCTGCCAGGACTTCCAGCAGTACGGCCTGCGCCACACCCGCATCGGCGACGTCGGCCTGCACATGCTTTGCAAACATATCCGGGCCGTACATTTTCTCCGAATCCAGAGCGAAGAGCAGCAGGAGCAGACCTATGCGTTCTAGCTGCTGGTGTGGCTGCCCGCGCGACGTGGATCACATCCACACCTGCGGCCTCGGCGCCTGGCTCTACGACCTGGCTCGCAAGGCTCTCGGCCGATGACCGTCGAGGGCGCCGTCGAGGCGCGCAACGACCGCGGTATCAAGCTCGGCGGCGAGTGGCGGAACATGAGCAAGTTCCGCCCCGTCGCGCTGCCCGAGATCGGCGCTCACGTCCGCGCCGACGTCGACGACAAAGGCTTTCTCAAGGCCATCGAAGTGCTCGACGAGCCGACTCCCGCCGCGACAGCTAGCGTGTCGCACCGCGACCAGCAGATCGCTCGGCTCGCGGTACTCAAAGCCGCCGCGGCATACGCGGCGGTCCGACCGACCATGAAGGCAGCCGACGTGCTCACCGTGGCCGACCGCTGGCTCGAGTGGGTACAGGCATGATGACTTACCTATTCAAGTGCCCCGACTGCGGCGAAGTCTGGACGGCTCAGTTTGATCCCGCCGACCCAGCACGATACGGCCATCCGCCAACAATGGACTGCCGCAATCTCAAGCGTATAGGTGCCATTGAGATTCCCCAGCGCGTGAACGGTCGCCGGGTACGCGTCAAGCTCAACGGCAAACGACCATGCTCACAGACATGCCGCAACTCAACTCATGACTACTGTGAGTGCTCCTGCGGAGGCCGAGCCCACGGCCAGAACCGCGCATGGCGGATCGAATCGTGAACGGCTGGGTCAGCGACTACGACCAGGAGCAATTCGAGCGCGAGCACGCCGACGAGATCCAGCTAGAGCTGGTCTGCTATGGCGAAGGCTACGCCTGGTTACGAAAGGAAGACCCGCGGTACGAGCTCACCGACGCTGGCCGGCGCGCACTCGCCGAGACGTGGCTGTTCGAGTGAACGGTATCTGCGGCAACTGTGGTCGACCCGGCGTGAGCTGCGTCATCGTCCACACCCTGGCGCGCGACCAGCACACGCTGGTCTGCGGTCGCTGCGAGGTCCTGCTCACGATCGAGTTTGAGGAAAGCTGGACTACCTGCGACTGCCACCTCGACGAGCGCCGAGCTCGCTACCACTCGTTCGAGTCATGACTGAGCCGGCGGTCTGGTTCTTCGCCGCGCTGCTGGCGGTAACGTTGGCGATGATCCTCTGGGACCGTCTCGACGGATGAGGTCACCATAATTGTTGATATGACTACCAAAGACGACGAGATACCCGGACCACCGTGGATTACGCTGGCCGAGAGCGACTGGTGCGCGATGACCCGCGAACGTGACGCACTCCAGGCAGCGCTCAAAGCCGCCCTCGAACAGAACGCGCGGTTTGCGGCTGAGATTGCTCTACTTCGCGTCAATCGCGACCTCGTGGGTGATTTCCTGCGAGTGACTGAGGAAATGCTGTTCAGATCGTCCGAAGGCCGTCTGTTTCGCATTGAGAGAGTGCTTGCTAGTGATAAAAATGGCTAGATCATCTACCGAGATGCAATGCCCTGCGTGCGGTGGAACGCAGGGCGATGGCACAAAACCGTGCGCTTATGCTGGGTGCCCGAAGCGCGAGAAACTGGTCGAGATCGCAGCGTGGGTAGCGCAAACATGCTTGTTGTTCGGCGCCGCGCCGAGTACGTCCTATACGGTCGCCGGGCTATTCGTAGAAGGGCTAGAGCGCGAGGGGACCAAGCTTGATCGACCTAAAGATGGGTAGATCTAGTAAGCCGGGCCTGCTGGTCATGCGTACGCTGCCGGGCAATACATTCGAGATTGTCCAGGCCGATGACGAGATCGAGATCGACGAACTCCTGCTAGAAGTGGACTGGGGACCATCCCACGAGGTGAGCTACGGCGATGGCATCCTGACCATCAAGGCTGCCAACCGCACCGTCAGCTATGGGATCGGCGGGCCTGGCAGCACACCTCGCACAAGGCGAGCGATCCTATCTTGGTCACCATAAGTGCCGATATGACGATCAAACAGTGCCCAACCTGCGGCCACTACTGGACTGCGAAGCCGGCCCTCTGGAAGCTCTGGCTCTGGCCGGTGTGGTGGACTCGTTGCCCGTTCCTCGACTACTTCCCGGACTGGCCGCGCATGCCTGGCGATGAAGAACGCGCCTATCTGTGGTCGAAGTATGGCAACGATCTATCCAAACTGCTTTGGTAGAGATAACTGCCCGTAGATCTGGTAAGTGGCTCGACTGAGTGTTCAGAGCTTGCAATTACCCTGAACACTCAGCCTTCGCTTTTGCGACCCCGCTGAGTCGCTCTGGGCACGAAATTCCAGAAGGGGGTTATTGGAGGTGTTCCAGAACCCGTGCCCATGTCCACGTTCACCTAGCGGGTAAGCAGTTCCTGGATGTTGGCGCCCTGGTTCACGTTGATCAACAACAGCCCAAGGATGGCTAGCCAGATCAGGACGATCTGTACCCTCAATCCTTGGGGCACCTCGCTCTTGCCCCGCGTCGCAAGGACCACAACTGCCTGCGAGAGCACCCCGCCGATGAAGCCGGCCAGCAGGGGCGTAGAGGCCCCGACCATCCAGTTGATGAGCGAGATGAAGAAGTGGTCCACATCAGCAATCTATAGGAGCCGTGCCAGAGCCACGCCTCCGATGAGCAGCGCCTCCAGCACGTCGAGTCGTCCTATGACCGCCAGGACCACGCAGAGCAAAAGCACGATGACCGCGATGATCCAGCCGATGGTTATGACCGGTGCAGCGATTTGCATGTCAGATTCCCCCTTCTAGGTCACGCTCCAGAGACAGCTCCAGGCGCCGAGGTTGTCCCAGTCCGCGCGGGTGAGCTCGTTCCAGATCCCCCTGTATCCCGGCGCGCTGTTCGCGATGTACAGCCTGCCGTTCGCGGCGCCGCGGAAGGCGACCCAATGGTAAAAGCTTTGACCGGAGCCGAGCCCAACCACGTGCGAGTAGATGTTGTACGCCTGGTCGAACGACAGCCAACCCTGCTGCGTCTCGAGTCCTGCGTGCTCCGCGAGCACCCGTTGGAGTTGAGCACCACTGCCGTCATGCAGTCCCAGTGCCGGCGAGATATTCGATGGGTAGCCGATGGCGTACACGACCTGCTCGCGGTTGCTGTAGACGTCTGAGCCGCGGCCGGCACCGACGCTCCGCTCGGTCCATTCCGTCGCCGCCGCAGAACACGTCCAGTCGTAGAGCTGCGCCGGCTGTTCTGCCCACGGGTCCCAGGCCACCCCGTCAGCCGGGACCTCCCCCTCAAAAGGGACGCGGTTCGTTCGATTATCCGCCTCTATCCAGAAATAGGTGGCGTCGCGGCCGAAGGTCTGGCTGATCTTGTTGCCCTCCCGCAGGACAATGAAGACCTCGTCCGACCTCGGCTCATCGCCCGCGTCAGCCATCGCTTGCTGGACGCCTGGGCCTACAGAGAAGTCGGCCACCATCGCACCTCCATGTCAAAGAACGCGACGTCGACACTGAACCAGGCGTAGGCGTCGGTCACTTGTGTGCCGCGGCTTCCAGGACTGCGAGCGCCGCGTCGTCGAGGACCCAGCGCTGTTCTCCATCGGTGTCGATAACGCGCTGTTTCACGTCGGCTACCACCTGATCGGCGCTCTTGCTGCCGCGCGTGGCAGGCTGGGTCAGGCCGACCATGACATGCAGGCTTTGGCCCATCAGCGCATCGGCACCACCGCCGGGAGGCCAGGCCGAGACCGCTCCGCACTCAGGACACAGAACCAGAACCACATCCTGATTCGGCGTGCGATCCGTGTTGGTGCCGTAGGTGACGGTGGAGGGGTCGAGCGTCCCGCCGTGGCTACCGCCTGGGGCGTCATCGTGGATGTACTCCCACGCCGTGGGGTCGTCGAAAGAAGTAGGTCGTACACTCATCTACGGATTCGCCTCAACTGAAATAGTCGCCGTCCCGGCTGCCGCACTTGCAAAGGGCGCCGCCTGACCAAGAGCTAACCCACTCGCTACGGTCATAGCAATATTGCATGTCGTTGAGGAAACCTGACCGGGAGCCACTACTGTTGCAGCGAGACCTGCGCCATTCGTTGCGGCGGTCTGCCAGGCTGCAGCCGCGCTCAGCGTCACCGTAGGAGCAACTGCTTTCACTGTCTTGTACGCCAGTGGGGCGACGATATTCGTAGTGGCGTAAGCGAAGCCCATCGCGGCATAGCCCAAAGCTGCGGGCTGAGCCACTTCGTAGTACCTGAGGCATCGTGCGAGGTCGTCGGCCGGGTGCAGCGGGGCGTAGTCCGCGTACTGGCTCCCCACCACCAGCATCGCGTTGTCGACATAGGCCGTGCAGGACTGTTGGAACTGCACGACGGGCAGCACCGACGTCGCATTGACATTGACCGTGGCCGAGGCCGTCAGCGTCTGCCACGTTCCGCCACCACTGTGCAGACCGCTACTCGTTGCGCCGCTGACATCTCCCGCAATGATCGCGGTCACGCTATTTGCGGTAGAGGTCTTTACTCGAACCGAGAACGTCACCACGCGCCCCGCAAGACTTTCGTCCGACGTCTTGAGCGTCTGGTAAAAACTCGTGTTCCCCGAATTGCGGACATACGTACACGCCGCTGCCCGTTGGCTCCCATTATCCACATTGACGGTATCGGCGCTCACGCTCATGGTGTCGGAGCCACCCAGACCAATATCCCAACGGTCGGCTGTATGCACGTTCCCTGTGAACGGTCCAGTTCCTCGCTGCCAGATCTCGAACCCGCCGTTGGTCAGCAGGTTCGTACGGTCCGTGTCACTGGCCAACTTGGCATTGGTAACCGCAGCGTTCGCAATATCCACCGTCGCGATCGTGCCGTCGGCGATCTTGACCGACGTGACCGCGCCATCTGCCAGCGCCGTTCCAGGAATGGAACCGGGCGGCACACCGGTGAACGCGACCGCGAGTCCCTTGCCAGAGCCATCATGGGTATGGGTGCTGAACGCCGCGGCGACGTTCTGGACATCTTCCTTCTTGAAGATGTCCGTAGGCGCCGTCGCTCTCGAGAAGGTCGGCGCGTTGTAGTTGGGATCAGTCTCAATTCGTGCCATACGTCTACTCCCTTATGTCCATTGCACGGCTTTGACTCTGAGAGAACCTCGCCACTGGCGACCGATCTCGTCGAATGATTGCATCACCGAATAGTCTGTAAATGACAGGTTCTGCGAGCTCTCGTCAGGCAGGACCACCGCCACCGCGCCAGGAGTGTCGACCGCGGCCTCGATCAATTTCTGGATCTGTTTGCGCCCCATCCTGACCGGCACTCCATCACGCCGCACCAGCCCGTCCGCACACAGGATGTCGCACTGGAACTCCATCACCCGCCGCGGCCTCAGCGCGTGCCCCAGGCTGACGCCTGACACCAGTGGCGTCGAGGTGTGGTCGGTGTTGTGCAAGTGCACACGGAGCGCGACCAACGTGGCCGCCGCGCTGATCGGGAACATTGCCCGCTCGTACACCGACGAGTCGAAGACATTCCCGAACGGGGTCCACGCCATCCCTGGCGTCGGGTCCAGACGGTAGTCAAGGGTGACGTAATTGTTCGGGTCAAGTTTGGACCCGGTGACGCTGAAGTGACGCAAGCTCTTCTGGCTAGCGTGATAGCCACCGTGCCACAATGGCAGGTCGACCCACCCGTCGCCGACGAAGTACTTGTAGTCGACGCAGCCCGCGGGATTGGGAGTACAGGGGTTCAGCATCCAGCCAATGCTGCCGTCAGAGAACCCGATGTATGTCCTGGTGTGACCGGCCACTGCGGAGCCAACCTGCGAGACGAACAGGTGCTGAATCGCTCGCCCGACGAAGGGAATGCTGACGCTGCCATGCCAGGCGTCGATGTGGACCGGCTCGCCCGTCCCCTGCGAGCCGAGCGCAGTGACCAGTGTGGACTGCCGCGGTCCGCGGACCCCCATCCCGACCCACGCGCCGAACTTGCACAGGTAGCCGGTGTTGGTGTTCCGATCGAGCAGCGCGGAATACGCGAACATCGTCTCTACACCTGCGAACGCGGTCACCTGCCCAGAGATGCCGGCTACGTTCGAGGACAGGTCGTCAGGTCCGACCGAGGTCCAGGACAGGTCGGAATCAATCCTCCCCAGACTGTTGCCGTACGCCACGTACAACCCGTTCTCGAAGGTGCCCCACGTTCTCCCATTGGTCCCCACATCGGCGTAGCGCAAAAATGGGAAGACCTCGCGATCGTCGCCGGCGGCGTTCAGGGTGTACATGCCGTCGGTCTTCGCGACCACCAGCGTGCCGCCCGCGGTGACCAGGAGCGAGTTGATCTGCGACGACTTATCGCCCGCGCGGAAAATCAGGCTGGTGTAGTTGGCCTCGTTGGTCGGGTCGGCATTGGTGTCCAGTTTTCTCAGGCGGTTGGTATCGTCGGCCCACCAGAACTCTTTGCCGATCACGGTGAAGGCGAGCGCGGTGAACGTCGTCATCGCGGTGTACGCGCTGCCGTTCGACGTCCACTGAGCGACCGCTCCCGCCCCGAGCGCGAAGAACGCGCGCTGCACCCCGTCGAAGTTGGATGAGAAAACGCAGACGTCCAGGATCGGCGCGGAGAACGTCTTCACAATCGACCAGGTGTCGGCGCCGGTCGCCTTCTTCAGGACGTTGGCACCGTTCGCCGCGTACAGATCCGTCCCAAGCTCAAAGAAGCGGTTGATGCCGTGCACCGCGTCGACGCTCGCCGGCGTGGTGGTTCCGATCTCCGGACCCAGCAACCACGGCCAGACCGACAGGTCGACCGCGTTGGCGCTCATATACCGCTGGTCGTCCCACTTCTCTTGAATCGCCAGGCCGAGCCCAAGCGTGAGCTGCTGGAACGGTTCTTCCCGATCGTTGGTCGGATTCGCGCCGGCGTACGAGTAATCGGGCGGCGCGACCGCTCCGATGTCCTGCGACTTGGTGGACACCAGCGCCGGCTGGCCAGCCTGCGGCGAGCCAATCAGAAACCCGGTCCCAGCAATCCGGACGTGAAAAGGCCAGGGAGACCGCTTGGCGTACAGGCTCATCCGGCCATCCTGACTGCTGGCCCGAAGGTCCTCTGGCGGTACAGCTTCTTTTGCGGGATGTCCGCGACCAGGTGCTCGCGGACCAGGTCGTTGAACCAGGCCACCGCGGTCGCCTGATCCCTGACCAGTCGCTGATTGGCCGCAGGCTCGAGCAGGTGTCCGAACTGTCGCCAGCCGGCGACCAGCGCCGCGGCCGCCACCCAGTCACGCGGCACCGGCGCCTCGTCGGTTTCCAGAGCTAGGCCGGACTGGTCACCGAATGAGCCGCCGGCGGCGCGACAGTGATCGTACGCCCGCTTCAGGCAGCGGAGGTAGATCAGGTCGCCATCGTTGAAGGTGCGACTGCCGGTGTTCAGGTAGAAGGACCCACCGTCACGTTCCACCTGTCCCATGATCCGGCGCTCGAACGGGTCATCGAGGTTGCGATTGTCCCCCATGGCCAGCATCCCCACCTGCAGGACGTCGCCCGAGTCGATCAGCCATGGTGCCGCGATACTCAGGTCGTGCCGCGAGGTCGAGATGGTCGGAATACAGGCCACCTCGACCACCAGCCAGCAGTGTCGCAGGCCCTCATTGATGAGGCGATGACTGGTCGGAACGTCAAACGGTCCAAGGACCTCGAAGCGTTCGCCGACCCCGGTAATCCCCGAGCCCTCGAGGTCGACGTACTCGTAGGCTTCCATGTCGTGATAGGTAAGTGCTTCGAGAAACCCGTAGGTGGTGCCGGTGGCGTCCGAGTAGGGAGCGACTGTCCAGGGAATGTCAGGAGTGATGGTGCCCGTCGACGGGTCGTACGCCATCACGTAGCGGTTCTGGTCGGTCTGATGGGTGGCGTTCGGACGGTAGAGCGGTCGGTCGATGAGCTGGTCCTGTTGCGGGATGCCGGACTGGATGGGATAGATGGTGCAGACCAGTTGCGTAAGGCTCGAGCCGCCCATCGCGCGCACCTCGTAGGCGTCCGGGCCGATGTACGGTCCAGCCTCCGTGGAGAACGACGATCTGTACTGCTGCAGCGTGGGCATGGCTCAAGACACTCCTTACGGTACTGGCACCAGTGAGGGTGCTCCAGAGTCGAACATGGCAACCAGTGAGGGTGCTCCAGTTGCGCCGGCGAGCACCAGCTCAGGAGCCCCGAGCGGAGGGGAATCTTGCAGCGGTGGAGCGAGCGCGCGCGGGACCACCACAACCACCGGCGCGTACACCTGAGCCGCAGTCGAGATGGTGCCAGGCTGGAGGTCAGGGAAGGTAAACCCAACGAACGCCGGCGCGTAAACAAGCTCCGCGGTGGTGATGGACCCCGCCTGGACAGTCTGCGGAGTGACCAGCGCGACGCTCGGCGAGTAGACGAGTTCCGCAGTCGTGATCGCACCTGGCAGCACGCTCTGTTTGACCGTGGGCCCGTAGACCACTTCAGCAGTGGCGATGGCTCCAGGAGTGACGGACTGGCCGGCGCCCACATTGACCGTAGGCGCGTACACCACCACCGCGGTCGCGATCGTTCCTGGCACCACACTGGTCGCGATGGTGGGCTGATACACCGACTCCGCGGTCGCGATCGTCCCTGGAAGGACCTGCAGCGTGACCGTCGGCGCGTACAGGACCACTCCTGTCGCGATGGCGTTCGGCATCAGCAGTTGCGTCTGGATGATCGCCGGCTGGTACACAGACTCCGCGGTGGCAATGGCGCCGGCGGTGATGGTCTGCGGTGACGGACCCCCGCCGCCTGACAACTTGAAGACCGCGGCGGCAAGTGCCCAGGTCGTCGACCCTCCCGGCACGCCGGACGCCATCTGGCCATTGACGGTGCTGCCAGATGTGCCCGAGTCCTTGTAGGCGCTCAGGTAGGAGCCGGTCTGCCCGCCAGAGAGGCCGTCCAGCCAGGTCCAGCCCGACCCCTGCTGACCGCTGGACATCGAGACGCCCCAGCCATCATCGCCGTAGATGAACAGTGCAAACTCGCTGGCGGAGCCCGTCGCACCAGTGGCGCCTGATGCCGCGGTCCCGCCGGAGCCGCTGCCGGTCGATGCCTGCACGTCTACCGCGCCGGCCCCATTCACAGAGCCAAGCCCAGAGACTTCGACCGCCGCGACAACTCCGCCGTGCGCGGTGGAAGCGGAGAAGCTTGCGGTCGGGTTGGTGCTCGCGCTCGAGGTCACCACCACCGAGTGGATCGCGACCTCACCGAGAAAACCGCCATCGTCGATGCTTGCGCTCAGATGTTTGGTGTAGCTGCCGTTGACCGAATCAGAGACGGTCGCGAGTGGACGACCAGCCGCCTGCTCCCACTGCTCGGTGACCACGATGATGCGATTGCCGACGGTCGGGTTGGTGCTGAACGCGCCCAGCGCAGAGCCGGTGTAGGGAGACGAGCCGCTAAAGCCAGTGCGCTTGCTCTGGACGACCGCCCAGGCCATCTATTGAGCCGGTCCCCACTTGATTTGAAAGGTGTAGGGAAAGACGACCGATGCGTGACCGAGCTTGTCCACGCTCGCGGCCATGTGGATGCCGTACTGGCTCGCGGGGAAGGTCGAGTAGCCGGACTTGTCGGCCCTGGTCGCGGTGTACAGCACCGTTCCAGTGGAATCGACCACGTTGGCGATCACCTGGCGGACGCTCTGCGCGTTCTGGGTAATGAGGACCTGGGTGATCAGGAGCGAGGCGTCGTCGTAGGAGTAGGCCACGCTGCTGCCCTGGCCATCCGTGCCGACCTCCCTGCTGACCAGCGCCATCTTTCAGAGGGTAAAGAGCCCGGAAACGTTGAAAACGACGGTGATGTCCGCGCCGTTCGGCGTCACCGGAAGCCCGGTCCCGGTGTCCACCCAGGCGATCAGTCGCTGCGCCGATGCCGCCACGTCGCCTCCACCAGTGACCGCGCTGCTCTGGAAATAGAGCAAGCTATGACCGCTGGCGTTCGCAGCCGGCGCGGTATAGGTGATGTCAGCAGCGTCCGCGGTGCCACTGGTCCCTGTCTTGGACGCGAGCGCGGCAGACGTGGCGTGCAGCACGCCGCTCGCGCCGGTCACGTCCGAGACAAACTTGTGCGCGGCGTTGAAGGTGTACGCCCGTACCAGCGCAACCTTCATCACCGCGGTATCCCAGTCGATCTCTCCGAGCAGGAAGCCTTCACGGCCCGGATTGAAAAGTGCGTTTGCCATGAAGCCTTCTCCTTAGCCTGCGTACTTCAGGTCTTCGATAGAGTTCGGCACGTTGGCCGCCGTCGCCTCGAGCGCCGCTACACGCGCGACCAGGGTCTGCCAGTCATCCGGCAGGGTGATCGTGACCACGGTGCCCGTGCTCAGTCGATAACTGACCCGCAACCGACCGGTGTGAATCCAGAACCCATCGGTGATGTGGTCGCTGGGAACAACCGGCGCCTGGGTCGTCATCAGGCATTGACCACCCGTGCGCCTGGCCGTTTGATGACGATGCTCGCGTGGACTCCGCCCTGGGACTCGCGGTTGTCGCGACGGTACACCGCGGCCTCGATCTGCTCGTAGACCCGTCGGTAGTCCGCCTCCCTGGTAAGACCCAGCTCGGTCATCGCCGCCACGCGCTCGAGTCCGAGCCACCATTCAGCGTCGACCACGTCGGGCGTATTGGCGTCACCGACCAACGGCGTGCCGTCCAGGCACAGGCCGTCACGCTCGACCTTGAGCTCCTTCACCATCCCGCCGACCAACGAGTGCAGCGCCTCGACCTCGTTCTGGTTCTGGAGAAAGCGGGTGTGACCACCGAACGTGACACGGAAGAATCCTGGGCCGAACGTACAGTCGGACCGATGCGCTGCGGCGACGCTCAGGTACTCGGTCCGACCGTGCTCATCGATCACGACGTGGTGAACGTTCCGTCGGCTGAGTAGGTCGTGATGCCGTTCGCGACCGCGGCAATGCGGTAGTGGTAGAGCGTGCCTGTCGTCAGACCGCCTATCGGCTTCGTCTGTGCGCCGGTTCCAGATCCTTGCGTGTTCTGCGATCCATAGGCGGTAGTCGTGCCGTAGTCGACCCAGTTCAGCGCTTGCTGCGACAGGGTGAAGTTGATGGTCCCCCCCGATACCGTGATGCCGGTGACCGAAATCGCCGTGATGGTGACCGCCTGACCAGTTGCCCCTGTTGGCGAGCCATTGGGGAACACCGCGGTCGCCGCCGATGCGTTGGCCGGCCACCCCGCCGGCCCTGGTGGCGCTTGGCCGGTTTCGTTGCCACGCCAGTCGACAGGTGTATGGGTCCAGAGACCCATCGCGGCGCCGACCTGCGAGCCGATTCTGCCTCCGTCAAGTGGCATGGCTTACACCTTTTGCCTCGTGGGCGGCGGAGGAGCGGGGTTGGACTTCGCAGCCGGTGGCGACGTTTCGGCCTTAGCCTTCGGTGCCGCGCGAGTCGCGTTCTGCTCGTTCCACTCGACGAAGTTCTCGATGGTCTCCTCGCCGGTGATGGTGTACCCAATCCGCAAGTACATCTCGGCGTTGGTCGCGGGAGCAATGACCGTCTCGCCGTCGGTCTTCAGAAAATGGAAGTAGAGCGTGCTTGGTGGCGTCACATACGGCCCGTTGTCATGGACAAGTTGCGCCTGTGCGACGAAATCAGTGGGTGGTGGTGTCTCTGTCATGTTCGACTCCTCCGTCTGGACTCGTCGATCGGATCTTTGCCAGTGCCCTCGATGGTGGTTGCCTTCGCACCTTCAGCACCGAGCTTCCTCTGGAGATTTTCCAGAGACTCGTCCGTCTCTACACCGCGAAGCAGTGATGGCTCCGGTTCGTCTCGGTACTTCACGTCCACCACTCGGACCACGCCGCCATGCGAGCGGATGTCTTTGATGGTCGCTTCAAGTTGCTCGGTCGTCTGCGAGTCGATGGTCTCGGTGTCGATCAACGTGCCCAGGGTCGGGTCCTTGGTGTCCGCCTTGCGGATGGCGTTGATCAGTTTGGCTCGCTTGCGCTGCTCGGCGATGACCTCCGGACGGACCAGCTTCTCCCACTCCTCGACCTCTGACATGGTCTCGCCGCGAGCAGCGACGTCAGTCAGCAGGTGGAAGCCGAGGTCGGAGTAGAGCGCCCGGTTCTGCGGGTCCGACTGGAGTTGGACGATGTCGCCGTTCGGGGTTGCGAACCAGCGCAGCGGGTAGTTGTAATTCTGGCCACGCTTGAGCGGGATGTCAGTCCGCCCAAGCGTCTTTTCGACCATGCGGTCGATGAAGGTTTCAGTTGCCATATTCGAGTGTAGACGCGGCTTACGCCGCGCCCTTTGCCCACACGCCGAACGTCGGACGCATCATCTGGTGGCCGTAGATTTCTTCGACCGCCAACTTCCAGGTGAAGACGTCGATGTCGTAGAAGATGTGCGACTTGGGACTCCGCTGGAGAATCAAGGCCAGCGCTTCCCGATGGAAGATGAAGCAGTTCGCCTGACCGCCGGCTGGCTTGACGAGGTTGGTGGTGATGCCCAGGTTCAGCCCGTACATGTCGCCGAGCATGCCACTCTTGGCTGGCATGGAGGTGTTGCCGATATATAAGGCATTGCTCCAGCGGTCGAGTGCCAGTTTGGCGACCTTCTCAGCCGGGCTCATGATGAAGAACCGTTCGGTCTGCGGCGCGTCGGCGTTGTCCAGGAGCTGCACCGCAGACAGCACATTGGCGTCCGAGAGCGGGGTCCCGAGCGTGCCGACCGTCTGGGTGAAGCCAGCGACGTCGACCGCGAGCGCGGAGTCGATGTCTTTCGCCAGCGCGTAGCCGAGTTTCTGCTGGTACTCATTCTGGACGTCGACGATCGCCTGCACCTTGACGATGTCCTCGATGCCGAGCGCGGCGTATGACCAGATGTTGAGTGTGATCGTGGTCGCGGTCTCGGCGACGGTCTCGTAGACGATCGCGGTGTTCTCGGTCTTGGGTCGAGCCGCCAGGTTGCCGATGCTGGCCACCTTGACCGTCTTGCCTACGCTGGCGTCGTTCTCGAAGCCGCGGTTGACGCTCTTGGCGAGCAGCAGGTTGGACTCCGTCGCGCGAAGGACCTGCTTACTCCAGATGTCCGGGGAGAAAATACCATCGGAAATTGTCTTATCAACAAATTCGAGTGCGCCCGTGGCCACTTCGGATACCCCCTACTATTGTCACTAGCGCTAGTTGCTAGTGCTGTCGAACGGGTATCCCTCGGGTGGACCGATGGCGTACCCCTGGCTTTGGCCTACCGTTCTCGTCGAACAGCGCCTCGTACTCTTTGAGCGACATAGCGGCGATCTGTTCGTCTGTCACTTCGCGGACGCGACCGGGGGTACCTGAGTCGCGCTCGGGGACAGGCTCGTCACCGTTGATCTCGTTCATCATCGATTTTCTCAGTGCGGACTCGCGCTTCTTCAGCTCGAGCTCGACCGTCGTGTCGACAACTGACGAGAGGTATTCTGCCACTCCTTCGGCGTGGCTCTTGCCGGCGCCGAATGTTTTGCCCGAGACCTCCCGCTGGACGGCTGGGTCTCGGCTTTGCTGGAACAGCGTGACGCCGTCCATGAAGGGAACCGCAGCCTGGGCTGCTTGCTGCGACGCGAGCTGCTGTTGCAGTTCGCGCTGAGTCATCTCGCCCAGGGTGTAGAGATCGTTGTTGGCGGCCGCATCCAGCTTGGCCTTTTCCTGAGCATCGCGCTCCTGCTTGGCCTGTAGTGCCTTGACGCGGCGCTCGGCGACATTGCCGACCAGCCCCGAGAAGACGTCGTCCTTCTCGAGTTCGTCATACGGCACGTTCTTGAGAATCGACCGCAGCGCTTCCTTCGGGTCCTTGGCGTCGCGGACCTGAGAGAACCAGTCGGGTGTTGCGGGTGCTTCCGGCGAGGGCTCGGCGGCGTCAGAGTCCGCAATAGCCTCTGACGTCACCTCGCCTACGGCCTGGTCCGTTGGAGGGACGGAGGTCGCCGTATCTGTACCGCGGCTACGTGGTGGACGCGACCGCGGCGTTTCTGGCTGCTCAGCCGGCTCGTCGTCGACGAGGTCGGGATGGACGGACTTCTCCCAGTCGCCAGGCATCTACTTCTTCCCCTTCGCGCGACGCTGGACCGAGAGCGCGATCGCGACTGCTTGACGCTGGGGCCGGCCAGCTTTCATCTCGGTGCGTATGTTCTGGCTCACCACCGCCTTGGACCCGGACTTCTTCAGCGGCATCAGCCCCTCCGAATGGTCCCGACGGTGTTGGGCGCGTTGAACGCTGGCAGCGTGTTCTTGATCTGCGTCAGCGCGTCATTCGGGTCAATGCCGTACTTCTCCTGCATGGCCTGGAGAATCAGGTTCTGGGTCCCTGGCGTGGACCTCAGGAACGATTGCGAGTCAATCTTGTTCGGCGTCGGCGTCTGGCCCAGGAACGAGTCGGCCGTGGTCTGATTGGCACTCGGGTCCTTGATGTCGTCGATGAGCTGCTGCAGATAGCCCATCCCACCCTGCGTGTTGCCGCCCGCGGTCCCGACCCCGGTCACCGTATTGGGAGCACCGAACCCGGCGGTCGGCATGCCTTGCAGGATGCGGCCGGCCTGGCCAATCACCTGCGCCTGACGGAACGGATTGGCCTGCAACGCTGCCGCGGAATTCACTGCGCCCATCTGCTGCGCGTATGCCTGCTGCTGCGCCGCGAGGGTCGTCAGCGGCTGGCCATTCGCACTGATCGGCTGGCCCTGGGCGTTGACCGTGGGGTTGTACCCGTACAGGCCGGCGTTCTGCGCCTGCGCGGCGAGGGTTTCCTGACCGTTGTACATACCCGTCAGCCCGGCCGCGGTCACTCCCTGGCCAAACTGCTGTGCCTGCGCGGCTTGCGTCTGCTGACCGTTGTAGACGCCCGTCAAGCCTGCCGCGGTCATCGCGTTCTGGAGTTGCTGGGACGCGATGTCGGCTTGCTGCTTGAGTGACGCCAGAGTCGCCTGACCCTGATAGGTGCCCGTCAGCGAGGCATCGGCCTGAGCCCCTGCCAATTGCTGCGCGGCGATGTCCGCTTGCTGCTTGAGCGCCGCGAGTGTCGGCGCACCCTGGTACTGACCCGTGACGCCAGCCTGGGAAATGAGAAAACCCTGATTGAACTGGCGGACCGCTTCGGTGAACTTGGCCTGGTCGAGTCCGTAAGTCTGATTGAACTCGCGGACCGTCTCGTCGAATGCCTGCTTGTTGCCAGAGGCGATCGAGGCGAGAAGTTTGTCGATCTGCCCGCCGAGATCACCACCAGCATTGGCTGCCGGTGCTGGAGTCGGAGTGGGAGTTCCGCCGCTGCTGCTGCTCGTGCTGCTGCTGGTGCTCTTTGGTGTGACGCTCTGTCCGGTCGTGGTCGCGTAGGCATTGACCACCGACGCGGCATTCGAGGTGTCGCCACCCCAGCCAGCATTCTGGAGCTGCTGCGCCATCGTGCTAACGGTCTGCTGACCGTTCTTGGTGTCGTAGGTGTCAGCCATCAGGTGTGGATCACAATCGTTGGTCCAGTCTGCGGTGCGGCGAACCCGGCACCGACCGCGCCCACTCCGCTCGAGGCGTACGGGTTGGAGCCTACCGTCACCGGCGCTGGAAAACCGTTAGGCGCGTTACCCCATGGATTGCCGCCAGTCGCGGCGTAACCAGCGTTGACCGCGCCCGATGACCCCATGGGGGTAGGCGTGGGATTTGGCGTGGTCGTCACCGGCGCGGTAGTGCCGCCGTTCTGCTGGCTCTGATTCGCTGCTGCCGTTGCCGCGACTGCGGGATGCGGCTGACCGGTGACCTGGTGGTACTTGTCCAGCATGGTCGTCAGCGCGCCGACCGCGGTCTGCATCGCCGGGTCTGCCATGTTCGACTTCGGGTCGGCCATCTGCACCAGGCGCGCGGCAGAATCCAGCGTGTCCTGGCCACCCATCAATGAGGACGTCCAACCGCTGATGCCGTTGACGATCCCAGCACCGAGTCCCGCCGGCGCGGACATCAGCCCGCCGCCGAAGTTGCCCGAACGCTGACCCTGGCCAGCGATCCCCAGAATCTGACCGAGCATCCCCTGCGCTGTGCTCGCGCGCTGCTGGAGCATCCCCGCGCCGGTCTGCGCGTTGCCGCGGACGTTCGAGAGGATGTCGCCAGCAGCGGAGATTTGATTCTGCTGCTGCGCGGTGTCCGCGTTCTGCTGCGCTGCCTCGGCGCTTATGCGCTGGGTCTGCGCGTTCATGGTGTTGATCGCGCCGGTAATCAGGTCCTGGGCGTCCTTTTCGGACATCGAGCCCTGAGCGACCTTGACACCCAACTGCTGGGCGAGCTGCGACGTCGCTTCGCTTGCCGTGATCCGGTTCCCGTTGGGCTGCGACTCGATCTTCCCGGTCGCCGGATTCATCGTCATGATGAGCGGCGCGACGGTGTCCGCGGTGAGCACCGTCGGCTCGGCCGCCTTCGCCGCGGTCGCCAGGTTCGCCGCAGCCTGGGCCTGGTTCAGGTTGATCTCGGACGGAGTCGTCGCGGCAGTCTTGACCGCGTTCGCTTCCTGGGCCTGCCGCTGCGCATCGGTCAGCGCGATCTGACCCGGTGCCGCTTGCTGCTTGAGCGCGGTGTCAGCCGCGGTGGCCGCAGCGTTCGCGTCCTGGGCCCTGGCCTGTGCGGCGTTGAGCGCCTGCGTTGCTTGTGCACTCGCGTCCTGCAACGCGCGATTCTGCGGGTCGTTGTCCAACGCCTGCTTCGCGCGCACTGCATCGGCTTGGGCAGTTGCATAGTCGGCCGACGCTCGCGACTGTTCAGCGTCCGCCTTGCTCTTGTCGTTGATGAGGTCCTGCGACGCCTGGGGAGCGCTCTTCGTAACGTCGACGATCGGGTCCGCTGCGGTCCACGACAAGTCTTTTAGATTGCCGCTGTACAGACTCGGGTTTGGCTTCCTGGCGGCCGGGTCGACCTGCCCCTTCGCATTCGGCGTGGTGTCAGCAACGGTGTCGTTGACGCCAGTCTGTGGAACGACCAACCCGCCTTTGATCGGATCGGCCTTGAGCGGCAGCTTTCGCTGATGTCCGTCGCTGTCCTGGATCACCACGACGTACCGACCGGTGCCACGGTTGACCGTCGTCGCCGGAGTCCCACTTGCCGCGTCGGCGGGGACGTTGACCAGCGCCGTCTCTTCGACCGGCGTGCCGTTGCCGAACAGCGTCCAATTCGCCCCTGGACTGTTGGCGTTCAGTTGGTCGACGAGTTGCTGGACGTTGGCCATCAGCGAGCACCTACCAGTGCATCATTCAGCGGATTGGTGATGAACTCGGGGGCCGCGGCCTGCTGGTTCAATTGGCCGGCGGTCCGTTGGCCACCGAGCACGCGCGAGCGCAGCTCAGCCGTGCCGAGCACCTTCGTCACCGCGGCCACGCGGCCCGCGTCGACACTGTTGATCATCGCCTTCAGCATGAGCGCCTTTCTGGGGTCCGGCGCGTTCTGGTATTCGGGCGCGTCCATTCGCTGAGCGATCCTGTCCAGCGCCGCGCCGGTGATCTCCGTCACCGCTCGCTGTTCGTCTGGGCTCAACGTAACTTTTGCTCCCCCGATCGTGACATCCTGAGGATACGCCTTGGGTGCAACTACATCCGTGAAGCCTGCTTTGTGGAGCCGGTCAGCCTCGACGGTGAGCGGCGACGCAACGTCCTGCTGCCCACCGACCAGCGTGCCGATACCCGAACGCGCTTTGTTCAGCACCTCGCCCGTGGTGGGATCGATCTTTGCTGGGAGTTGCTGCGCGAGTCCTGGCCAGTTTGCCATCGTCCCTTCCCACAAGGACGAGACTCCCTTGCGGTTGATGTCGCGCGCGACCGGGTCGGTCGCGTTCTCCACAAAGCGCGCGGCGCCGGGGACGGTGACGCGACTGACCGCGTCCTGCGCCAGGCCGAGGCCCGCACCGGTCGCTCCCCCTTGCCCGAGGTTCGAGACGAACCTGATGAGGTTCTCGCCTGGAATCCCTTGCTGGAACGGTTTGAGTGACGCGTTGAGCGCAGCGCCGAACCGTGGCCCGAAGTAGTTGGTCAGTTTCTCGAGGTCGGTCGCACCTGGCGTGCTGGGTGGTACGTCGTGACCGCCCTTCTCGTAGCCGTCGGCCCACGACGCCATGATCTGCATCGGCAGCGCGTACGCACCCATCTCGTTCATGCTCATCCAGTTGCCACCGACCCGCACCGAGTTCGGATGCTCGGGATCGTCCGGCCCGGTGATGTTTCCATCGCCCACGTTCTTGGCGATGGCGAGCTGGATCATGGTCTCCAACGTGGTTTCGCCAAAGGCACGTTTCGCTGCACCCATGTTGCCCGCACGCAGCGCCCGTATCGTGCGAATCGCACCCGTCGCCTGAGCAGCGACCGGCAGACGGTTCAGCCCGATCTGGAGCATCTGCACCGGGACCCCGCTGAACGGGATACCGAAGTCCATCAGCGCGCCCCCGGCCTGGTCGCGGAGCCGCGGACTGGCGAGCAACTTTTCTTTTTCGTTGGAATACGCTCGGAAGACGTTGTCGAGCACGCCGGTCCCCTGCTCGGTGCTGGCAACACGGCCGAAGACGCTCTGCGCGCCGGCGCGCGTCCCTGCGCGATAGAGGTCGGTCGCGTGCCTTGCCAGATAGCTCTCTGCCTGCGGATCGCTTGCCGACATGCCAGCTTCGCGCAACAGCCTGCTCGCCTCTGCGGCCATGCCCTGGTACTCGCCCAGCGTGCGGGTGAATGCGTCCGAAGCGGACAGCGCACGGAACACCGACGACTTGACCGCGCCGCCGACACCAGGACCTCCGATGGTGCCGCCGGGACGTTCCAGCGTGCCGAGCTGTCTGCCGCGCAACGCTGAGACTGCAGCGCCGACAGCCTCTGGGAGCGCACGACCTACCGCACTGACGCCTGCCACCGCATCGGCTCCGCGACCGCCCAGCGTGAGCGCCACGGGCTGACGCGCGAGCTCGATGGTGTTGCCGATGACGTTGGCGATGTGCGTCGCGGGATTCGACAGCATGGACTGCTTGGTGAGGTCGACCGCCTGAGCGATTGGTCCTCGGGTTGGCGGTTGCGACGGTCTGGTTGGAGGAAAGCGCGTCTCGCGCAGGCTCTGAAGATTCTCGAACACCTGTCGCTCGAGCGGACCAGCACCGGCGAATCCTGCCGCAGTATTGGTTGCGAGCAGACCAGCTCCCGCGCCTGCTGCGGTGCGCGCAATCCGTTCCTGTGGGCTGGCGTCTTCAGGAGTGGTCGCGTAGCCGGCAGCGCCACCCGCGACCGTGCCGCCGAGCCGTGCAGCGAGCAGCAGGTCCACCGCGCCACCCTGACGACCGCTGATGGCGTTGCGGATCTTGTCCAGCGACTCGGGGAACACCACCGTCGCCTGATGCTCAATTGGCGCGCCGCTCGTGTCGGTCATCGGGATGCGGCTGCCACCCTGATATGTGATCCCATCGTAGCCAGCGGCTTGCAGGATTCGGTTTGCCTCGACGTTGCCCGGAGCCACCCTGCCGCCACCCACATCATTCAGGGCGCTGTAGACGTACTGACCCGGCAGGTCGTTGATCTTGCCGCTTTTGTCCCAGATGGCAATCATCGCGTTGAGCTTGCTATTGGGTGGCGTCGTTGCCGCTATCGCACGTACTTCATCAGGAGAAATCGTTGCTTCCACGTCCAGCAGCTTCAGGTTCTTCGGCACGTCCACCGCGCGGACGTTCGGCCCCGCGTCCATTGGCAACGCTCGGGCAATTACAGCGTCTTGCTGTTCCATCGGCATCTTCAATGCACTGAGCGTGGCGCGGAGACGGCTCGCGGCTGCGTCTGGAGTCATCCCAAGAAGCTCCGATGTGATCGGAGAAGCGCTGCCCCCGATGTAGCGGGCAACGTCGGGGTTCATCTCGGGCGACGATGCCAGGACGCTATGAATGCGACTCACGTCGCTAACCGTCAATGGCGCACCGGTGCGCTCCTGTGCGTAACCCGGACTAAGCACCTCACCCGGAGAACGCGTCACCGGCGTAATGTCGTCAGCCAGTTTGAGCGTCCCAACCGGCTCGCCACCTTTGGCTACGTTTCCACCCGCCACGCGCGGATCACTGGTCACGTAGTAGCCCGGACCGTACAGGCTCTCATCCGAGAACTGGCCTGGTCGGTCGAACGCCGCGCCGGTGCCGTGGTACATCCGAGTGCTCGCAGGCTCCGCTGGAGCAGCAGACGGTGGAGTGACTGCACCAGGCTCAGCCGGCAACGGCTCGCGCCCAATCCCGCGGCCCGTCATCGCGATCGCCTGACCTTCCAGCATGGTCCGAGCAGCGCCGGCGACATCCTGGTCGGTGACTGGCGGAACCGTGACCCCCTTCGAGACGCTCGCCTGACGGAACTGCTCGAGCAATTGCCGCGCGGTATCGGCCTGCGGCTGCTGAAGAATCTCCTCGTCGCTCAACAACTCAGGTCCGCGCAGCATCCCCAGCGCGCCACCGATGACCGGTGCGTTCGCGATCTGGTTGCGTACTCCCATCAACGGCGGGTTGGCCTGGTTCTGCTCGATGGCTTGACCGACGTTGGACACGGCCGCATTCGGATCGTTGACCGCGGACGAGATCGCGCCGCCGACATTCTGAGCCGCATTCTTGACTGCGCTGTCGACCTGCTGGAGACCGCCCGCGAGCACACTCGCACCTTGCTCGACGATGTTGGTGGGAGCCGGCGCTGGCCGAGTGCCCTGCGACAGCGGCGAGGTGCCTGGAATGTTGGGGTTGTCCGCGGCGAGACCACCCTGCAACGGTCCCATCACCGCTTCCATCTCCGCCGGAGTCATCCACTCTTTGCCCTGGCGCAGATCGGTGCCGCTCGAGCCGACGTGGAACGCGCCCGTCTTCGGGTCGTACGCATCCGCCGTGAAGTAGTGACCGGGCGTGCTGAGCGTAACCGGGTTGCCCGACTGCGCTTCCCTGGCGAACGCCTGCCAGTCGGCGCCGATGACGCGGTGCGGAATATTCATTTCGTCGAACAGCTTGCTCTCGGACTGCAAGCCGGCCATGCCCGTGTCCGCGGTCCAGCCGACATTCTTCGCCAGGTCGACCGCTTCCCTGAGGGTCGGGTTGCGTCCGAACATCTGTGCAAAACGCACGGCGGCGGCGGGTCCGCACGCGGAATAGGCTTCGGCGCTGTTGAGCTCGCGATCGCCGAACTGGCTGAGCGTCGGCAGGACCGCGTTGGCAACCGTTCCGCGAGCAGTGTCGACTGCGGTCCCGACTGCGCTCGCCGCGCCGCCCAGGATGTTCCGAACGTAGCGCTGGGTCTCCTCGAACGGCGGCACGCCACCGTACTGGTCGACATTGCCGGGGCCGGCGTTGTAGGCCGCCAGGGCTTTCGCGTAGTCGCCGCCGTACTTCTTCAGGTTCTGCGCGTCGAGCTGCGCCGCGGCGTCCAGTGCGGCGTACGGGTCGGTCGGGTCGATGCCCATGCCCTGTGCGGTCGCGGGCATGAACTGCGCGATCCCGATAGCGCCGGCGCCGGACTTCGCCGCAGGATTGAACCCCGACTCCTGGTCGATCTGCTTGAGAAAGATGTCCGGGTCAATGCCCGCTTTCAGCGCGGCTTGCTTGGCGTAGTCACGAAGGTCCCCACCAGGCGCTACGGAGGGTCCGACCTGCGTCTGAGCGTTCGCGCTCGGCGACGTGGTCTGTGGCGTCTGTACGGCGGCCTGTGCGCTGGTATCAGGCTGCTGCTGCGGCGGCTCCGGCGCGAGGGTCTGGCCCATGCTCGCGAGCGTGTCCTGCGCGTGCTGCTGGAGTCGACTGACGATCTCGTTCGGGTCGATCTGGACGTTCTGCAGGGGTGGCTGATTCGCCTGCTGCGCCGCGTCGAACACACCCTGAGCGTGCTGCTGCAGTCGCTGGATGATCTCGTTCGGGTCGATCTGTGGACCAGGGACCTCGACGGGGAGCTGTGTGTTCTGCAGCGGTGGCTGGTTGGCATCCTGAAGTGCCTGCAGCGCGTCCTGGCCGTGCTGCTGCAGACGATCGGTGACCAGCTTCTGCGCGTCCTCCAGTGGGATGACGCCCGGCATCAACCAGACCTCAACCGACGGCGTCTATAAGAAAGGCGCTCCAGGTGATGTGAAGCCTGGAGCGCCCTCACCCCGATCGTTGGAGGATCGAGATGGATTTGCAGTTTATCGCCGACGACCCCTGGATGCTCCTGTGGCTTAGCCCGGCCATCCTGTTTTTTGCCTATCTGATCTTCGCCAGTCGGGGCATCATCCTCGCCGTGTTCGCTATTCAGTTCGCGCTCGCACTGGGTCTGGTCTTCGTAGGGCCACGCCTGGTCCAACTCAATGATGAGTTCACCCGTCATCCCTATGAACCGGACCTCATCAAGTGGGCTATCGGTCTGACTGCGCTCGCGTGTGTCTACCTCTGGGCGCAACGTCGTTGGCCGAGTCACATGACACCTGAAGGCGGCAAGGGCT